AGGAGTTAAACATGCCTGCTATGGCTACCCTTACCCTCAACAATAAGGCGGGATCCCCGGTTAACTACCAGGTTCTCGGCATTAAAGAGGGTGTTGCTCGTTGGGCCGACGTTTCGCAAGGAACTGTCGGCGGATACCGGACGATCAGTGCAGAAATCCGCACTCCGGCTGACCCCAGCAAGCAAGTTACTCGTCAAGTCTTCAGCATTGCTCGTCCGGTCGTGAACGGCACCACTGGCGCCGTTGACTACGTCCAGCGAACGAAGACCGAAGTGATCCAGCCTCCTGGTTGCACGTCGGCTGAACGTCAGGAAATGTGGGCCACTCAGAAGAATCTGATGGCTCATACCTTCGTTCAGACGGCAATGGAGACGCAGGAAAGCATGTACTAGTAACATATGCTTTCACTTCGTGCTGCCGCCTTCATCAGGCGGGCAATCGCTATCCTTGGTGTGGTTATTACCATCTTCCGGAGGAAAAACGATGTCGACTCGGTTAAAAACCGTCGTCCGCGAAACGCGAAACCTCGCAAAAGGGTTTCGCCTTAGAACAGGTGAGGCGGAAGCCTTACTGTTCGACGTTGCCAACGAGCTGTGGTATCGGCTAGACACACCCACTAGTCTAGGTTTGTCACTTTGCTTGAAGTACGGAGATTTACCGTCCGTCCTCAAGCATGAAATACAACCAGGTGACTACCTAGACGCTGAAAGCTTCCGGTCAGATTATCAGGCTGTGAGTTTTCTGAAAAAGTGTCCCTTCGCTGCTGTTCCTTTGAAAGAGAGAACCGCAGCTGCTCTCGAGAAATTCTTCGAAGCAGAAGGCATGTGTCGTGCAACCAACCGTCGCTTTGCCAACCGCTACACATCAGGCTTGACCGCAATAAACACTAGCGGAAATCCTGACGTTGAGTCTGTGCTTTACAGAGCTCAGCGTAAAATTGCTACGTGGATTGGAGAGGGTCCAAACCCTCGTGTCTGGTTGGAGTGTTGCCGCTTTGGACCTGGATCGGATGACCAAACTGAAGGCCATCGAGTTGGGTCGTATCACAAGCTGTTTCCACTGTCAGCGACCGCTGACTTTGTAGACGGCGCACTGAGTATGGTGTTAGACCATCCAGTGTGGGCTTTTGCAGCAGCTGGACTACCCACGGATGCTGAAGATGGCACTCGTGGGGAAATCAAGATGCTTATAAAGTCCGGCAACACCGTCGTGTTCGTGCCGAAGAATGCCTTGATCGAGAGATCGATCGGGGTGGAGCCCCGCATGAATGTCTTCGCCCAACTTGGCTTAGGCACCATGCTTCGAGACATGCTCAGAACTCGAGCACATCTTGACCTCAACTCGCAGACCCAGAATCAGGATCTTGCGTATGATGGGAGCCGCTTCGGCCATCTCGCTACCATTGACC